TGCAGAAGTTGAAGTAACTACTCCACTTACATAAACATCACCATCAACCGATAACTTACTTGTTGGTATTGTCGTTCCAATACCAAGACTTCCAGTTGATGGTATAAATGATAGTTGATTTTGATTAATATTTACTGTTGTTGTACCAGTTCCAGATGCAAATACTGGATACCTAACAGAAGAAGTCGTAGAAGAAGAAACAATTGTTTCTCCTGTTGGAGTCTTCCAAATTGGACTTTGATTTTCTCCTCTAGAGATTAATACCTGACCTGATTCTCCAGAAGTTACTCTTCTTGTAATATTAAGTGTAACTAACTGAGGAGATGGTCCACCAAATCCATGGCCAGGTGCGATTCCTATACTATTAATACCAATACTGGTTACTTTAGTATTTGGGACTAAGAATAATCCAGGATCATCAACTATATCATTAATTCGGAAAAGTGAGGTTGTTACACCAGAAATAAAGGAAGGATTAGCAGATTCTAGAGTTCCTGTAGTAGATGCTGGTTGATTTTCTAGTGTAACGTATAGTTTACCAGATAATGCAACATCACCTCTAATATCTAATTCTCTTTCTGGAATTGTGGTTCCTATTCCAACCTTTCGAGTACTTCCGTCAGCATTAATAAGACTTTCTGCTACGTCAAGTCCATTTTTGACAATAAAATTCTTATTAACTGCCATTTGGTTTCCTCGAAAGGTTCACTATCCCCTTTTATATATTTATAATATTTTATATTCTTACAAAATCACTATGAATTTAATCTTTTTTCCAATTCGTCAATTCGTTTTTGTTGCTGCTTGACTGCTTCTATAAGAACTGCAATCAGTCCATTATAATTGACTGACTTATGTTCTCCATTATCTACAATCTCCGGCAAAACATTTTCTACCTGTTGTGCAATTACACCCAGTGACTTTTTATTTGTTTCATTCCAAGTAAATTCTACACCATCAATTTTTTCTAAGATATTATAAGCATTGTCTATTGGTTTAATATCACTCTTCAGTCTTTCGTCTGAGGTAGAATTTACATTACCATTTACAGTAATTCCAGATTTAAATGATACAACATCGCTATCTACAGGATATGAGAAGACTACAGTATTAGTTCCTTCAAATTTTCTATAGAAAGAAACTTCATCTTGAATTTCGTTAGAAGCAAAAGAAGGATTTGAATCTCCATTAAAGAAAATTCCTCCTCCATTGTTAAGAGATTCGCCAACATATAAGTATCCAGTTCATTGGGAATTGCCAAATGCTTCTATTCCAGCGTTGGAATTATTTCCAGAAAGAACTCTTAAAAATGTATTTGATGTTTTATCAATTGTACCTAGAATAATGTTACCACTAAATTTTGCATTTGCTGCAGTAAAAGTAGCAATTCCAATAGATGGTCCGTTTATAGAATTTGTAAAGTTAATGTTTGTAGAATTAATAGTTCCCGCAGTAAGAATTCCGCTAATATTAACATTACTATCAAAAGTTACATCTTGCTCAAACTGAACGCCAGAACTAAAAGTGCTAAATCCACTTACATTTAAATTTGTTGGAGAATTTACATTTGCAGTAAAGTCTAATGTACAAATTCCGGAAATAGCATTAAACGAATCTGTAATAGAAAGTCCGCCACTAGATCTAAAATTAATCCCAGAAGCAGATCCAACTGAAGTTCCGTTATTTAATACATTTACGCTATTTTCTCCAATAGCACCTCCACTGGAAATTCTTCCAAATTGCTCCCATTCATTTCCACTAGTATAAACCCAACCAAGAGTTCCACCGCTAGTTGGTTCAGACCGGAATACAACATCTCCAGAATTTCCTGGAATTAATGGGGTAGAAATTCCAACAGTATATTTTCTGGAAATTGTCTCATTTCCTTGTAAGAAGAGTGAATTTCCTTCAATACCTCTAGGTGAATTTGAGGTTATTTTATTATTAAAGATTACTGGACCATTAAATTCTGAAACAAGGTTTGCATTTGTTCCACCTTCAACTCTAATCGACTTGGAAACATTTATATCTTGAGTTCCAATTACATTGACAGGTTCATCATTTAATATTTCAGATTCTTTTCCTCTAATCGTTTGGAATGGAGAATCGAATACATCTTCTTGACCAGTTGCAGGATTTACTCTCTTATTTCCAATATAAAAATCACCATCATTATTCATTCCGGTATAGACATTTATACCACCATTGAGTTTAAGAGATTGTGAAAGTAAATCCTCTTGCTCTGTTTTTTCTCTATCTTGTCTTTCAGGAAGAGAATTTGAGTAGTTTCCTGGACCAAATCCAACATACTCAAAAGTATGTCCAGAAGCTCTAAGAATAGAATATCTCCTAAACTCAATTGCTAAAGGATTTATTTTTTTAATAGCAGTTCCTGAAGAGTGCGAAGAATTTCTAGTGCCAAGAACACCCCTAATAACTCTTATTGGATTTCCTGTTACAGTTCTATCAATTCTTACAATCTCATCTTCTATTTGCAGATAATCTCCAAGTTTTAATCCTTGTTGTTCAATATTGGAAATCTGTAATATAGTTGATAAAGAAGAAATATTTGAAGAAATTGTAGTGCTTATTCCAGCATATTGTGATATTAATCTATTTTCACTATCCTCAAAGTTTTCTCCACTCTGAGAAGAATAGTCAAAAGGAAGGACCCAATAGTCGTTACTAGTAGTAAATTCAGTTAAATTATTATCTGTGGGTTCTATTGTTAGTTCTAAAGGATTTAATGAACTTATGTTAGTGACAACAAAATCTCTATATGAACTTGTATTATCAATGGTCCTTATCTTCTGACCAACTGTTACATAAGTAGAATCTTCTAATGTTATTTTTTTACTGGTAGAATTATAAGAAGATTCTGTAGATCTTAAAGATCTTCCCGTCAGTTTGAGGTTAGAATTTAATAAGAATGTTGTTCCTAAAGTATTTACTGAAGTTGGGAGTATAGACTCTGCATTTACAGATCTGCTACTACTAATTCCAGTTATTCTATACAGATTATTGTATTCAGAATAAGATTCGCTAGAAACTCCACTTACTCTTACAGTTTCTCCAATATGATTATAAATGGCAGAAACAGAAAACTCAGCTGGAACGTGCCCAGTAGTTGTTGCAATACCAACAACTGTTAGAGTATCTCCAATCTGATAGGCGCTTCCACCATCCATAATTTCAATATTGATTATTTGTCCTCCAGAGTTAATGGTTACTGCAGCAGTAGCACCTTCTCCAGTAGCAGATCCAACCAATTGTGCGTTATAATAATCTTCTACAAGACCAGAACCTGTTCCATAGTTACTTCCTATATTAGCAGTAAATGATAAATCTGTAATTGGATTTAATCCATGCTCAAGTTCTGTAGTGAAAGTATGAGCAATTCCTGTAGATACTAAAGAAGTTAATTTATTTCCAGAACTTGAGTCTAATAATATGTTATCTAAAGTTTTCTTTGTAATACTATTCTGAGGATCATTTAATGCAACTTGACCAATTGGATTTGGAAGTGCAAAAATCTCTGCAGAATTTGGATCTTCTTCCGCATTGTCTTTATCTATCTGTTGATAAAGACTCTTTAATGGTTGAGATACTTTTAAGTTTGTAAATGGTTCAGTAGTCGGAGAACTTGCTGCACTTAATACTGTCAGATAATAAATTCCATCTTGTTCGTCCTTAACATATTCTTGAACAGTATTTGACCTATAAATGTAGTAAGTATTTGGATAAGACTTTTTATTAAAATATGGAAGATCAACAGTTCTTGAAGAAGTATTGTTTACAAATGTTCCTGGATTTGTTGTTAAAGTATAAGTAAATTCTTTATTGTTTAAAACACTAGTTACTGTAAATTCTCCATTAAATCCAGAATTAAATTGTCCTGAAGAATTGTTGGAACTCAGAACATTTCTAATTTCAATTTTTGATCCTACTGGTAATCTATGAGGAATTTCTGTTCTTATTGTTGCTGTAGAAGAAATCCAAGAAGCAGATGCAATAAATCTCGTGTTTCTAAGTTGATTTGAGTTGTCAAGAGTTTTTGTTGTACCATTAGGACTATACTTATAGTCAACCTCACTAGAAGTTAAAGGTAAATCTGTAGATTCCTGAATTACAAATCCCTCAACTGGAGGTCTGGATTTTGTTGCAGAATCCTTTGGAATTACATATCTGAATTTGTAAAGAGTATCCTCGATATTTCTTGTATCTGGAATTCTCTTAATAAATGTTCTTGGACTAATGTCAGTAATTGGTAGAGAACCAATTGATCCAGTATTTAATACAGTAACATACCACTGACTTCCATCCCATTGAATTGGATGTCCTGCATCTCCACTGTTTTTGTCGGATACTCTACTTACAACTTTAAGATCTGAATTTTCATTGCTAAAGATAGAAACTTCGGAAGACCCATTAATTGCATCATTTAATGAAGATGCAAGCTTTAGTTGATTTGCCGAAAGTCCTCCTGATGTAATTGCATAATAAATTCTATCAGAGAACACATTGCCAGGCAATTGTCCGGTATTACTGAGAACTCTAACAGTCTCACCATTAGTTAAATTGTGATTTTCTGTTAAAGTAATTATGTTTGAAGAAATTGCATTTCCAGATCCACTTTTTGCAACTCTATAAGATTTTTCATATGCACTTGTGCCACCACTCATAGTGATTGAAGCACTATATGTAAGATTAGATTCTCCAGATTGATAAATGAAATTAATTTGGTCTCCTATTTTTGCACCAATTCTATAACCATCAATAATATCAATTGGGGGAGAAGATTGATTTTTTTGTTCATAAAGGTATAATCTAGAAATATTCCCTACTGAAGTTGTTTTTGCGATGTCAATAGGGTCAAATTCAATTGTAATTTCTTTTACATCAATATGTTTTGGTGGAATTACATGACTAATATAACCAACATCATCTTTGTTAAATTTAGTGTCACTAAATCCAGTGGAGAGTAGAGACCTTGAACCAAAGTTTGAGTTTGAGTTTGTGATGGACATATCTCCACCACTTTCCGCAAGAAAATGATTTGCATATCCAATAGCAAAAATAGATACGCACTGAATAAAGGAGTTATTACTTGCCTTGATATGATAAGATTCGTATTCTGGTTTATATTTTGCTAATGAATCGGAGTATATATTTTCTACATTTGTTGTATCTAAATACGTTCCAGTGTTTATATCATATTTTACAAAGGCATTATTATCTTTCTGAAGTGATATACCAGTGAATTGAGCAACAACCATGCTCTTAAATCCACTTACAAGAGATCCATCTGCATGGAGTCCACACATTCCATAAACTGATCTAAGAGAACAGTTAAAGACATAAGGAGAAGCTGAAGTTACTGTATCTACAGTAATATTAAGAGTTCCTCCGGGAGAAGGAGTTGCTACAATTGGAATGTTTGATGTAGAATACTCAATTTCTGTTGGACTATTTACTGCCTTAACTACAAATTGCCCATTATATCCAGATGCTGTTACTCCATTAATACGGATAGGAGTATCTACCGCAAGACCATCCAGTTCTGATTCTAATGTAACCGTAATTGTTCCTGATGGTGTTACTCCATTTCCGGATCTAATACTAGAAATTCCAATTTCAGCACCGCGAGAACCTACAATTCTAAATTCATCTACCTTGGTCTCAATATCAACTGCTCCTGGATAATCTGGAGCAATGTTTCTTTCACTTGCAGGACCATAAGCAAGACCAATCTTCTCATAGTAAATATCAAGATCAGTTCTATCTGTAGAATATACTAAATTATCATCATTAATGTTAATATTATTTGCACCATCTGCATATTCAAATGCTGTTAATTTGTGGTGAGAAAAGTTGGGAACAAATGTCTGATTTCCATAATTCCTGTACACTTGTCCATTTGGATCAGCGTCAAAAATAGAAAGTTGCCAAATGTAACAACCACCAGTCAATTGGAATATTGAGGATCTTTGAATATTTCCGTCTTCTGGGTCTGGAACATACTTAGGTCTAATCTTAGTCTTTCTAAGGTCAATACCAACAAGAGAAGTACCTCTTGGTACAATTACCCCACCATGAACAGAATTAAACTTATAAAGTGCGTTGTTATCTGTTGTTACATCAAAGTTTGTTCTTGAATCAAATTCATTAAAATCGTTTGAAGTGCCACCGCTGCGAAGTTGAAAAGAAGAATTTGAAAGTGGAATCCATCCAGGTCTATTATCAATTACGTGATCTCCAGGATAAACAACAATAGTAGTGTTTCCAAATCTATCGTTGTTTTTTCCTGGTAAATATGAAAATCTTGCTGCTTCTATCAGTGCCCTTTGAATTGTCTTGAAAGGTCTTGTAAGAGCACTACCCGTATTTTCAATAGAATCTGTAGAATCCAATGAGTTGGGATCTACATAAATGATGTTTCCTCTAACGGAACGCAAAAAATTCTCTAGTCTGCTGAGACCCATTTTATCTGCACTTATAAGTTCTATTATAAGTTATTTATCATATAAAAAAACCTCCCAGAGGGAGGTTTTGGTCAGCACATTAAGTGCATTCCTTCACACGGACTCTTATATTTTAATACAATTATTCTTTTGTGTCAATATTTTTTATGATGGAAATAATACTCCAAGTAAAAAACAGAGTGACTGCTACGGCACCCATTGTGATTATTGCAACTACACCCTATCTATAAAAAAACTAAGTATTTTTACTTAGTTTGTTTTGATTCTAAGATATACTCTACGGTATTAGAAATGTCATTCATAGCAACACGAAGATCTGGTTGTTGTCCTGATTC